GATTTACCAGATCCACGACCACCAGTAATTATAAAGTATCTTGCATCTGAAGTTCCAAATGGTGTGTACTTTTTATTTATGTTTATCTTCTTATCGAAGTCAATCACTTAAAATTAATTAGATCTTTAAAGTTTACGTTAAACCCTTCTACAGATGATATATCAACTGATTCTTTAGGTTTACCATATCTATAACCAAAGTATAAGTTCATAGCTCTACTATCTCCTTTTAGAACCATTTCACCTAGCTTACTTATTACCTTTTCATTATCAATTAAAGTATCAAGCTTTTCTATTAGCTTTTCTTCGTCTGCTTTTCTTGGTCGACCTGCATAACCTTTTGTAGAGTGACCACCATTGTTTTTTCTTTTATCCACAATTAATAATATATTAATTAATTAAACTTATCTATATAACGTAATTTTTAATTCATTTTAAAATAAACGCATTTGTGCTTTATGTTGTTCTATTCTTTTTGTAGCAGCTTCAAAATAATCTTTATCTATTTCATACCCAGTTAAATCAAAATTCAAGTTATGACAAGCTATTGCAATACTGCCAGAACCTAAATGAGTATCAAGTATTGTATCTCCTTCTTTTGCATAATTCATTAAAAGCCATTCGTACAAAGCAACTGGTTTTTGCGTTGGGTGTGTTCTTATGCTTTTTTTACCTACACCTTGTATTGCACCAATAAATCCATATATATTACCATCCCACATATATTTAAATATTTTTGCATTTTTATCAAATGATGTCCAAGCCATTTCACAATCAGCATAAGTATCAGAATGATTTAATTTATCCCAATTTAAATAACATCTTGTATTTTTTAAATATTCAATAAAATAATTGCCACCCCAAATAATTTGATTTTTACTAACTCTAAATAGTTCTTTAAAATATTCTGGTGTTGGTATTTCTTTATCCCAATCTTTTTGTGAATTATTATTTAATCTTTTATTCTTTGTTATATTAATACCATAAGGGGGATCAACAATAGCCAAATCAAACTGATTGTCTTTCATTTGTTTCATAGCTTCTAAACAATCTTCATTGTATATCATATTATATAATTATCAAGTAAATTTATTTTCTCAATAACATATGACATTACTCTTGTTTGTCTTAAGTTTTCTTTTTTAAAGATCATCTGATTAGTTGCATACCCATCAAATCTATATTTTGGATACTTACAAGAAAACAAAAAAAACAATTCACAATCTGTATTTGCATACTTAGGAATCATTAATGGATGGTGTTCATTTCTATTTACTTTAACATCTATTGTTTTGCCTTTTAGTATTGCATCGTAATTATCTGTCTTTAATGTTTTGGATGTGTTGTGTATTTTAAAGTCAGGATATAAATTATATTCTCTACAAAATATGAACTCAGCTCCAAACCCTACAATATCTAAATCAACACCTGCTGTTTCGTTTACTGTTTTAAATCCATTCCATCCTGTGTTAACTTTATTGGTGTGTCTTTGTGTTGCTGAAAGCTCTACTATTTGCTGTTCATATTTATCTAATGTAAAAACCTGTCCTTTTTTCATATGCCTATGTAAGAAGCAGTTGATGAATCTTTTAGTTTAGATTTCCATTCATATTCTTTTAGTAGTAAATCTATTTTTTCTTTTATATAAGATTCTTTTTCTATTGGTATATTTTTTATTGTGTTATAAAGTGATGTATCAATAGTTAATTCTTTTAATTTATCTTCACATCTATTACATTTGTTTTCTAAGTATTGTATTTTGTTTACTTCATCAATTGATAAATCTTTACTAAATGTAAACATCTTTTCAAATTCTCTAATACTTTTGTTTGTCTTATAATAAAGTGGATAGCTTTTAATTGCGTGAATAACTGTTGCGTGATTCATTGGTTTACCTTGTGATTTAAAAAAGTCACTTATAGCTGTCCATCTCATTAATCTTTTTTCCCTAAGCAGATAACATAATAAACCTCTCATTTCTATTACATCTCTTACTCTTGATTGTTCAAATACATTTACTCCAGATAATTCAATTAATTTATCTGCAATTTCTATTGGTGTTAAATTTTTCATTTTTTTATATTAATTAAATAATTCATAACATCTGATTCTTTTAATAAATTCATTTTTCTTCTATCATAATGTTTATAAGCTCTATCACTTGGTAATAAGTCAATAAAATTTTCCTGTGCGTGTAACATATTATCAATTACTCCATCAATGTGGTAAGAATCACAACTTACCCATTCTTTTAAAATATTTTTAACATCTCCATAATTAACTAATTCATCGTTCCATAAATCTAAAATATGTTGTCTATATGAATTTGGTTCGCCATAACTATTTACATAAGAAAAATAATTACATTCACCAAGTTCATCATAAAAATCAAATAAACTATATATAAAATCTTCTTTTGTATATATATCCCAAAAATATGTTTGTTCTGAAAACAATCTAAAAGAACTATCAAGATTATGTTCATTAAGTTTTATAAATTCTTGAATTACATTATGTCTAAAAAGATTTATTCCTTTTTCAATTCCAATTTCATTTCTCCATAAATGTGGTGATTTTTTTGCTCTTTTTAAATAGTGTGTATTTAGTGTTTCCATAATTAATTTGTTCTTAGTTTTAAAAGGTTATAACATTCTGTGTATTTCTGTCTAGCTTTGCTTTTGTATTTTTCTTTAAATAGTTCGTATAGTTTTTTTGTGTATTGGTATTGTGTGTTGCAATCCTGATAATAGTTTTGAGCAAACTTCTTACCCTTACCTTTAAAGTAGTTTACATTGTCTGCTGTATCTCCTACTATCATTTGTTCATAGAAGTTATATAAAGCTTCTTGTTCTGAGATGTCAATTATTGTTTTGTGTTTATAATGGTAGTTGTAAATTAAACAAGGGAATTGTTTGTAATCTTTATCAATAGAAACTATCATTACATTATCTCTTCCAATATCTTGACTAAGTGTGTACCAATATCTTGCAACCAAATCATCTGTTTCTATTCCAAAACCATATACACTTTCATATTGTTCTTTTACATATTTATGCATTGGATGAAGTAGTGGTGGTAATTCTTGTTTTTTTCTGTTTGCTTTATATACTGGTGTGATTAGTTTTCTAAAGTTTCCCTTAGATCCATTGAAAGTAATTATCTTATCAATTTCAAATTGTTCTTCTAAGTCACTTACAATCTTCATTAGCTGATGATCAAATTTAATTTTAGCATCTTCTAAATCTTCATAGTAAGGATTGTCATCAGGATTTTCTTTTGTTCTGTAACAACTTGCAAATATTAAACTGTCTGCATCAATTAGTAATACCATTTTATAAAAGTAAACAAAAATGAATTATAAACAAAATACTTAATAAGCTAATTTAGATTTATTTTAGTGGCTTGGTTTTCTTTTAAAAGATATACAGGTTTAAGTAATCTTTTTTTTGTCCATAGTGTAGTATCAGGACAATACATTTCTTTTGCTTCTGGAAGTTCTATAGTATTAAGCCAATATAAAAAGTTTCCTTTAGGATCATTTACAAAGTAAAGCTTTACAATGTCTTTATCCATTTTCATTAATTCATCATATTTATATTTCTCCAGCATTTTATCTTCATAATATTTATTTCTAAATTTCATTTCAATAACACAAGGGATTCCTTTTCTTGTAAAACCACTTGCATCATAGTGTGCAAATCCTTCACCTGTCCATTTAATATCCCATCCATCAAAGTTTAAGAAATTAACTATTGTTTGTTCTAGCTTATGAATATTAATCAAAGCCATTATCCCAAATAATATTAAGTTCTTTAATCCATTTGTTTGTTATTTTTGGTGAACAAGTGCAAGGTTTGTGAAACTTATGCTTGTAGTACTTGCTGTGGAGCTCACATACCATTTCAAATTCTTCACCACTAAGGGATGTTTTTTTTGATGCTCTAAATGTTTCCCAATCTTTACGGTCATATCTGTCAAATCTTATTGCCATCTGTTAATTTTTATTTCGTTGTATTTTTTTCGTCTTTGATCACATTTACAATCAGGATATATTTTTTTCCATATATATCTTATGCCTGTATATTTTGTAATATAATAAATTAAATCTCCAAGTTTCATATTAAATGCTTTAGTTTTTCAATTACTTTTCTATATGTATTATAAAGTGAATGATAAGGAATACCAGTTTTTCTTGATAATGCTGCAACACTTTCACCAGCATCTAATATTTCAAATACTTTTCTATCGTACCAATACATAGTTTGTAATTCGTTTTGTATGTCTATGTATGTGTTTATGTAATTAATATCATTATAATCTGTTTGTAAATTAACGCAATCATCTATACATATAACGGAAACTTTAGATTCTTTTCGTTTTAAATCTAAGAATAAAGATTTTAAAGCTTTAAATATATAAAAGTAATTGTAATCATCATCACCAAAATCAAT